ATACGCGCCCTTGTCGAGCGTGATCGAGGTCGTCGCGGTCGGGATGATGCCGGAGTAGAGAGTCGGCGAGAGCACGAGGCCCTTGCTGCTGCTCTTGCTCACGGAAGCCCACAGCTTGGCGAGGTCGCCAGCGGCGAAGTTCGCGGAAGCAGTGGCTGGAGCGACGACCGCCGCGCCGTAGTTGGCAACGGTGATCGGGGCGGTGACGATGCTCCAGATCTTGTCGGCGAGAGCATTGAGGTTGATCTTCACCAGCTTCTCGAGCTTGATCGCGCTCTGGATGTCAGAGTAATCAAGGCCGAAGGGCTGATAGATGTGGTCGAGGGCGACGGTGGCCTTGTCCAGAGTCGTGCCGCCAGTGCTGTTGAAGCTGGTCGGGTTGGTCTGGGTGGAGGCGGTGGCCGTGGCGATGGGCACCTGGATGGTGTCCTTGGGCTTCTTGACCTCTGAGGAGTGATCCGAGCTAAAAAGCGTCAGGGCGGCCAAGCGATTGGCTAGGACCGTCTGCGCCTGCTCCGAGATCGTGGACGCGATAAGCGCGCTGTCGATTGTGTTGGGCATGGTGGGTGGGGTTGGGTTGGGGTTTGCTTGGCTTTCCTGAGAGTTAGTCCCTCATGAAATTAGTTGCGCCGAGCCGCGAAGATCGCGGTCTTGTGCGCCTTGAAAAGTTCGGCTGCGAGCTTCTTGTCGCCTGCCTCGACGGCGGCGGCATAAGCCTCGACGGGATTGAAGGGGGCGGCCTGTGCGTCGATCTCAAGCTCGACATCGGAGGGGAGGAGGCCCACGGCCCGGAGGGCGGTGCGCTTGATCTCCTCAAGCTTGGCGATGGCCAGATCACGCTTCTCGACTTCAGCCTTCAGCGCGGTGAGATTCCGATGGGCGGTCTCGAGATCGGCGCGGAGATTGATGACTTCAGCCTTGGTGTTCTCAAAATTAAGAACGACATCGGAGAGCTTGCTCGAGAGCTCCCCCTCGGGGAGGTCTTCCAGATCGGCGCGGAGATTGATGACTTCAGCCTTGGTGTTCTCAAAATTAAGAACGACATCGGAGAGCTTGGAGGAGAATCCTTCTGGAAGTTCGGTCACGACATCATCATCTTTTGCGTCAGGCTCGGCAGGAACTTCCTCGGCCTTCACTTCCTCGACCTTCTCGACGGGGGCCTCGGCAGGGGCGACTTCCTCGGGGAGGTTCTGAGTCCCCTCGGGGCCTTTCACTTCGAGTTCGGCGGTGACTTCCTCGGCCTTGATCTCCTCGACGGGAGCCTCGGCGGGAACTTCTACGGGGGCGGTTTCTGGTTCGCTCATAGCTTGAAAAAGGCCGGATGGATTCGCTGCGGGCTGATCGACCAGTGCCACGGCGTAGATTTCTACAGGCCGGGCGTAACGGTATTCGTCGATCTCCTCGGAGACCCCGGAGAACTCGATGGAAAGCCCAAAGCTGGAAGGCATCATTTCGGCCATCTCGCAGATGCGCTCATATTCCTCGCCGCTCTTGATGAGGTGGAAATCAGCGCGGAGTTGGTTGCCGTCGATCACGAAGTCACGAAGGACTCCCTCGATCTCTCCGAAGCCGCTCCCGTGGTCGCTTTTCACCTGGAGGCCGTCGACGTAGGTCTCAGCGGAAGCCTTGACCATTTCGAGGGATGTCTGGTCGATCCATATGCCGTGACCCTTGGCCTCGACCCCTGCGGTGATGACAGAGACGCCGCGAAGGACTCCAGCCTCACGGTCAACCCGTGAGCCAGTGGCGGCGGCGAAGAGAGTCAGCTTCTGCATATTGGAGAAATGCGGAGTGTCAAACGGCGGGGTCAGTCACCGGGTCTGGTGCCGGAGGTGGAACAGGTGATCCGGGCGCAGGAGGAAAGACTTCCTGAACGCTGATCTCGACTCCCTCCTCGGCGGCGATCTCCATCACACGCTTCTTGCGGCGGACGGCTGCGCGGATGGTATCGTCGAGAACCTTGTCGTGATCCTTCCCCTGCATGTTGTAGAAGTCCTGTGGGGAGATCTGACCACGGAGCAACATGTCGCTGTAGAGGCGACCATCCCGACCGATGTCCACGCTGACCTTCTGCGGGGCGGTAAACTCGCACCTCCACCAATCTTTGCCATCGTTCGGCATCGGGAGTCGACCAGCCTCGATCTCCTGCCATACCCAGAACCGCCAGAAGGGGGCGGCAAAGCTCTGGATTATTATCTCCTGAATGCGGCCAATCGTCTTGGCGGCATCCTCCATGGCGAAGCGCATGGTCGCACCCCCGGCCTCCTCGGGATCGAACAACACCGAGGCAGGCATGTTGAACCCGTGAGCGATGTCGCGGCGAAGATACTTCAGGAAGGTGTCGAGGTTCGCGGAGGGGTGAGTGTTATTCACCGTCTCAATCGACTCGCCGGGGAGAAGCCTTGGGACTATCGAACCCTCCATCATCTGGTCACGGGTGACGGTTCCGCTTCCTGTGGAAGTCTTCTGAAGCGAGCTTCCCAGCCCAATGCTCTGCGCGTCTGGCGACTTGATGATGAAGGCTAGGGAACTAGCTAATTTACTGCTCATCTTCTCGTAGCCCAAAATCTCGGTGATGTCCTGGAGGTGGTCGGCGGCGCGGTGGAGCCACGGGCGGGATCTCACCTGACCGATGCGGTCAACCTTCCCGACTCGGGTGAGATCATCCGCGCTGATCTCGTTGTATTCCGCATAGTTGCCGGGAGCCTTGAGCACTCGGTAGCGAACGGGAGCACCGAGCTTGGAGACCTTCACGCCGTCCACCCACCCGTCCTTCACATCCCCATGAGCCGATCCGACATTCTCGCCCGGCACGATACGGAACATGGCGCGGCCAGAGTTCGATGTCTGCTTCTGCCAGAAGCAGTCACCCGCCAAGGCCATCTGGCGCACGAGCAGTTCCTGTGCGTCGTAGAAGTTGACTTGCTTGGAGACATCGACGCCGAAAGCAGAATTGCCACAGGCATCCTCGAACGCCTGCTCGGCGAGGCGGTTCCAGTTCTCATCGGCGGTCTTGGCCTGCGGGATCAATGGCCCGACGAACTTCGCCACGCCGTCCACGGCACGGGCGGCTAGGCCGATATTCTCATAGAGGAAAAACGATTTCTTGGTCTGCTCGATCCGGGCGGATGGAGTGAGAGACTTGGAGGCATCGAGCGTCGGCGTATAGATCCACATCCGCTGGGGCGATGCGATGCCATCGGCAGAGGAGAAGTTGGTTGCCTTCTTCGGGCGACCCGCTCCGGGTCGATAACCACCGCGCTTTGATAAGTTTGATTTCTTCGGCATTTCAAACGCCCCCTGTCAAACAAACCGGTGGGAACCGGTGCGTAAGATCACGCAAAGCGTGACCCGTAGGGCGGCACCGCTCGCCGGGAGGCGAGTGCCGTCCAAAATCAAACGGAATCAAAATTGGCACAGCCCCTCGGAATCGAACCGAGCCAGATGGTTTTGGAGACCTTCTCGCCAGCCTTGGAACATTGGACTGCTCTAGGGGAGAAAATCAAACCGACCATCGCTGGCTGCTGAAGTCGGGAGAGGTGCCAAGTTGACGGCCTCCGGGGCCTTCCGCGATAATCGACTCGATGGCGGCGAGAAGGAGATTCGCCGGGACACTCATCTGCCCTGTGACTCCACCTCCCTGACCATAAGACGAGATCACGACGCTCTCATCGATCTTGCCGAATGCCTCGTCTGCCAAGGCATCAAGCTCCTCTGCGGTAAACTTCCGCCTAAGATACCGCTTAACACCTGAAAGGTCTTGAAGCTGGTCTAGTTTGTAGGAGTCGGCCATGTAGGCCGCCCCGTGTCAAAGGGTCACTGGCTATCCACGGAGGCGGGCGCGGATGGGGTGGCGCGTCCGAAGTTGTTCCTCATGACGGCCCATGCCACGCAGTGGAGCTTGGTGCAGTCGCCGAAGTGGTCATTCGCGACTTTCTTCCAGTAGAAGGGTGAGACTCGGGAGTTCTTATTCTCCAGTAACTGCTGGCCGGTGTGCCCCTCGATGAAGTCACGACCGACATCGCTCGGGAGATGAAGCTGTGGCGGCAGCCGCTTCTTGATCCTCTCCAGATAGAGGTGGGTCTTCCAGATGGTGTCGCCGTAGGTGTAGAGCAGGATATTCAGCCCCTTGATGGTGGTGACGGCGTAGTTTCCGAAGGTGCTCTCTGATCCCTTCGAGGGGTAGTAGAGACCACCCGATTTCGCACAGACGGAGTAGACCCGCTCGGTGAGGAAGCCCGAATCGATCAGCCCGGCCACCGGCGCGACGATCTCCTCACTGCCCGGCAACTGGTAGCGGCGAGCGGCAAGGAACTCGGGCGAGATCAGATCCTCGACGGATAGCACGGTGCCGTAGTCCACGACCCAACTCTCTCCCTGGTCATTCCGAGCCTCGACCGACCAATGGGTCTGCTTCTCGCCCGGATCGGCGCACAGGGTGAGGATCGCCGGTGAGCCTCCAGCGGTGACCTCCCCAGGGATCTCCCGCAGCCGGTAGCCGCCGCGCAGATCGAGGATGGCATCCTCCTTCACGGAGGCGGTGCGGTTCTCGAAGGGGAGCCCTTCGTAGGTATTCCGAAAATCGTGCAGCCCTCCGGGGGTGGAGGACTTCTGAAGGAAGAGCTTGGCCAGCTCCCCCCAAGTCATCTGGGGGGAGTAGAGGGCGGAGATGTGGCAGGAGATGTGGTCGCGGGGTGCGAGGGGATTCCCCGCGATCCACCGGCCATCGCCGACGAGCTTTCTCTGCATCTCCTGTGGCCAGAGTTCGCCGCACTCGCGGCACTGGTAGCAGGCGGTATCGGCCACGCCGTCCAGATCCCACGCCCCGTCCGAACCGCGAAGCTCATCCGACCAGCGGACTTGCTCGAACTCTAGGTGCTGCTCGGCTCCGCATGACGGGCAGGCGACATGGTAGCGGTGCTGGCTCCCAGCCATGAACTGCGACCAGATCGCGCCGGTCTCGACGGTGGGAGTCGAGGCGAGGACGCGCTTGCAGATGGTCCGGTAGAAGTTCGTCCTAGCCATGGCAAGCTCAAGGGACGGGGCCTCGGTCGCGGAGGCGTCGGGCCACTTGTCCACCTCGTCGCAGAAGAGGTAGCGGGTGGGACGGGAGGCGAGGTTCGCCTCGCTATTCGATCCGACCAGCTTGAGGGTGCAGGACTTGAACTGCATCTCTGTCTTCTTGAAGAGATCGGGGTCGTGAGGCATGACCGGCTTGATGGCCGCGCAGGAGCGCAGCCGGGGGATGAGTTCACGCTCACTCCATGACTTGGCATTGTCCGCAGTTGATGTGACGTAGAGGATCGGGCCGGGATCCTGTGCGACGGCATACTGGATGAGGTTCGCCAGAAGGGTGGTGCCGCCGATCTGGGCACTCTTCACGAAGGTGATCTGCCGGATCTTCCGGTCTCCGAACCAGAGGTGAAGCTGTCGGAGGTAGGGGGTGAAGTCACAGGAGAACCGCCCGGGGCGCGGAGAGAAGCGGGGATCCAGCACGATCTCCCTCTCTGCCCATGTCAGGGGATCCGGTCGCTCCCGAGGCTCCCACATGGAAGCCAGATCGGATTCAAGCTTCTGGAGTGCCGGTGACATCGGGGGCGGTGGCCTTGGCATTCCAAGGTGCGGAAGCGGAGGCGGCGGCTAGTTCGCGGAGGATGGCGACTACCTCGTCGCGGACGATCCCGGAGACATCGGACTGAGACTCGATCCGGGCGGCCAGCACATCGGGAAGGTTCTCCATCAGGCCCTTGGCCATGGCCATGTTACCCAAGATGAACTCCGAGACCTTCGAGACCTCGACCAGCCGACCGGCAGAGGTGGCCAACTTCAGGTTGTTCTCGGCGACTTGTAGCCAGAGCTTGTGAGCCTCCGAGGCCGCCTTCAGCAGGGCACCGAGGGAGTTGAAGTTCCCCGCCTCTTC